CCTATTGCCAAACCCATGGGGTGGCGTTTAATTTCCGCCCGCCCCGGCACAAAGAGCCTTATAGTGTAATGGTAACACCCCGGATTTTGATTCCGTTATTCTAGGTTCGAATCCTAGTAAGGCTACTTGTGGGGGTTGGGTTTTTGGGTTGGGTTCCGAGTTTGTTCCGATGGGGGGAAGGTTATAGGGTGGGGATTTTGGAGGGGAGGCCGAGGCGGGTGCGGAGGTGGATCATGTGGGGGGTGAAGGCGGGGCCGGGGTCGGTCTTGCGGCCGCGGGAGATGTCTTCGTGGCCGATGAGGTCGTCGAGGTTGTAGCGTTCGAAGAGGAGGAGGGTGAGGGCTTCGAGGGCGGCGATTTGGGGCTCGGGGTAGTCTTCCCATTTGCGCTCGGGTCCGCCGTGTTTGTGGTAGGCGACGACGGGGGGGAGCTTGGTCCAGTTGCCGGCGAGTTTCCAGTTGTCGCCAGCGTTGGCAAGTTCGATGCCGATGGAGCAGGCGTTGAGGCCGTGGTAGAGGATGCCGGTTTTGGGGTCTTTCCATTTGCTGGATCCTGCGTGGCCGGCGGTGCGGTTGAAGGGGCGGCATTGGTAGATGGTGCCGTCTCGGTCGATGACGATGTGGGCGCTTGTGCCTTTGGCTTTGGGATCGCGCCACCAGTTGATGCTGGATTGGGCAGAGGCTCCGGCGGTGAAGTGGATGACGAGGAAGCGGCGGATGGCCATGGTGGCGCCGCCGGGGATGGGGCTGTGGATGACTTCGGGGCCGGTGAGGATGTGGAGTGGGGAGATTGTCATTGGGGGAGGGGTTAGAGGATGGCGAGGAGGCAGAGGGTGAGGAAGAGGAGGAGGATGGCGGCGGCGATGGGTTTGGGGTTCATGAGGCGCGGCGTTGGTGGTTGTCGTAGATGTGGGTGATGCCTGCGAGTTGCATGGGGCGGGTTTTTCCGTTGGGGAGTGGGGGGCGCATGCGGGCGACGGCGAAGGCGCAGTGAAACTCGGTGGTGTGGTCGGTGCCGGGTGGGATTTCCCATGTTTCGCCGGCGCGGTAGACGCGGCCGGTGGAGGTGTCGGTCATGGTGCCTTCGATGATGGTGACGGTTTCGGTGCCGTCGTGGTGGTGCCAGGGGATGCGGATGGGGAGTGGGTGGTTGACGGTGTCGATTTCGTAGAGGGAGCAATCCGGGCGGGCGGCGATGAGGCGGAGGCGGAGGCCGGTGAGGGGCTCGGAGATGTGGATGGGGTGGAGGGGGACGAAGAGTTCGCGGGAGCCGTCGACCTGGCGGAAGTCGAGGGTGAGGTAGGTTTCGGGGGGGACGGTTTCAAATTGGCGGAGGAGTGCGGTGCCGGTGTCTTGGAGGATGTGTTCGAGGCCGGTTTGAACGTTTTTGGAGGCGGCGTTGATCCACTTTTTTACGATGGCGAGAATGGTGGTGATGGCTCCGAGGATGATGGCAAGGTGGGTGAAGAAGGTGGAGATGTCTTGCATGGCTCGCAAACGGGGATAGCTGCGGGAGGGTTGGCCCAAGTGGTGAGTTCTTGGCGGATGAGGTCCACCCAGCGGGGGGCGTGGTCGATGAGGGTGTGGCGGAGGGGGATGATGAGGGGGTCCGCAACGTGGGTGCTGGTGGGGTCTTCGGCGATGAGGTCGTGTCCGCGGGGGAGGTCGATTTTTTGGCGGACCCATGCGACGCGGCGGATGCAGCGGGGGACGGTGATTTTCCCGTTGGGGAGCATGGCGCGGAAGGCAAGGGGCTGGAGGCAGTTCCAGCGGGGGAGGAAGGTGGGGCGGTAGACGGGATCGCAGGCAAGCCAGAGGTCGGTGGAGATGCCGAGGGTGTAGGCGAATTTGGCGAATGCGACGGCGGCGGCTTGGCCGTGGGAGTAGGAGACGAGGGCGACGTTGCGGATGCCTTGGCGGGCGAGTTCGTGGGCGAGTTCTTTTACGTCGGCGGTCCAGTTTTTCGGGTGATAGGTGGTGATTCCTGATGAGGCGAAAAGACGGATGATGGAGTAGAACGCATCTTCGGTTCCGGTGCGGGCTGCATTGGACTCGCGGAAGCCTTGGAATGTGAGGATGGCTCTCATGTCTGAGGTAGCGAGGGGACTTCTACCAAGGTTTGGTTGGCGATGAGTGCGGCGAGGGCTGGGGCGATTTGGGGGAGTTTGGAATGTTCGTCGGCGAGGGTGATGTAGGCGTTGCCATCGGCGTCCTTGGTGGCGCTTTCAACGGGAGGCATGCAGGTCTCGGTGGTGGCAACTGTTGGGTTCTCGGGGTCGCTGAAATATGGGTAGCCGAAAGCGGCGTCGATCTGTGCGCGGATGGCCTCGTATGCTTGAGGAGATGTGCGGAAGATTCTCATGGCGTCCCGTATTGAGTTTTAAGGTAATTTCGCACCTGCGCTTCCTCGTCAGCCGTTAGACTCCGTGAGTAGGCGACGATGGCAGCGATGGCGACGTGCGCGTGCGTGCTCGCAAGAGTTGCTCCGCCAATCCTAAATTCTGTCGAATCAACTGCTGTGATTGGCGTGGAATCAATGCCCGGAGTCGCGGCGTTAATCCTTACACTCCTTTGAGCGTTTGAAGACCCAACGGTAATAACATCCCAGTTGTTGAGCGTCTGGATATTGTTCGTGGCCGGAGAGTCGGCAGTTGTCCTTAGCATGCCTGAGATATTTCGCTGGATCAGCAACATACGGATGCCGCTTGCCCTAGAGTCGATGATGACGTCATTTAGCGTGTAGGATAACTGCTTAAGAACGACAAACATCGTGTAAGGCAGGCTGAAAAGGTTGCCCGCTTTGACGAGGAAATCATCAGCTCCGTCCCACTCGATACATCGGCCTGAGCTTGGACCTGCGCTGGTCGAGAGAAGCGGGCGACTGCCAGCCGTGGTTTGCGCGAGGATATGTGCGTTTGCGGATTTATCCACCCAGCGTGCCACGGCTTCGCCGTTCGCGGCAGGAACGAATCCGCTTCCGGTGTCGCGTAGGACGGTGCTGGGGTCCATCGCGTCCAGCCAGACTTGGAGGTTTGCGATGTCGTCAAGGGTGAGAATGTCGAGGCTGTTGGACTCGGCCATGGTGCTTCCGCCTGCGTTGGTGGCGGTGACTTCGCAGGTGATGAGCGTGCCAGCGTCGGCGAGGACGGTGTTGTAGGTGGAGGATGTCGCGCCTGAGATGTTTGCACCACCCCGTTGCCATTGATAGGCATAGGATGCGGGTGAATTGTCCCAAGTGCCTGTGGTGGCTGAGAGTGTTTTCCCGATTTCGGCGGTGCCGGAGATGACGGGTGCGATGGTGTTGACTGGCGCGGTTGCGTAGACGCGGCCGGTGAGGGGGGTGACCAGCGGGCGGACGAGGGAGCGGACGAGGGGGGAGGTGGTCATTTCCCGGTGATTTCGCGGAGGTGGATGATGATGGGTTCCGCTGGTGTGTCGTCGTCGAGGGTGAAGCGGACGTTTCCGGTGGTGGTGGCGATTTCGTTGCCGCCGGGTTCGGTGTGGGCGGCGAGGAGAAGTTGGAAGGAGTCGTCGTCGGCCTGCCAGACGTTTACGGTGGCACCGGCGAAGGATCCAATGCAGTGGACGGAATAGGCGTAGCGGCGGCCGGGGAGGACGGGGATGGTTAGGACGTCTCCGAGGGTGGTGAGCGATGGCGCGGGCATGGGGGGAAGGATGCCAGCGGAAAGGCGGGGGGGCTATTCAATCAGGGAAGAGGATGGCGTAGCGATCGGCGAGGGCTTCGCGGCGGGCGGGGTCTTGGATGGCGGCGAGGATGCGGGCGATGGCGGCTTGGCGCTGGGCGGCGGGGAGGGAGTCGAGGATGCGCTCGTCGGGCGCGAGGGTGCGGGTGCGGAGACGGCGGCGGAGGGTGGCGGCTTGGGTGCCGTCCATGGCTGCGAGGCGGGCTTCGCGGGCTTCTGGGGAGAGGGTGATGAGCTGGGCTTCGAGGTCGTCGAGGGTGGTGGTGCGGGATTCGCGGGTGGTGGTGGTGTTTTGTTTTTCCTCCTCGAGGATGCGGTCGATTTTGGATTGGTCTGACTCGTAGACGAGTTCGAAGATGTTTGAGGTGATGCCGCCGAGGTCGCGGGCGGCGCGGAGGAGGGCGGGGACGATGGCGGCGCGGGAATCGAAGGCGCCGATGAGGGCGGCGGCGGCGGCGGAGTCTTTTTGGGCGGCGGAGATGAGGTCGGTGAAGTCGAGGGGTTTGTCTTCGTTGGCGATGGCGGCGAGGTCTTCGTAGAGTTTGGAGTTCACGCCGCTTTGGGTGAAGATGGAAGCGGCGGCCTTGTCGAGCGGGTTGGCGGAGTTGGCGAAGGCTTTGGTTCCGAGTTGGGAGCGGATGATGTATTCGATGCCGGAGCCGATGATGGGGACGCCGGCGATGGGACCGGCGACGGCGGCGGCGAGGTAGTCTTGCCAGGACCAGCGCTCGGGATCGTCGTCGTCGCGGGAAATGGCGTGCCAGGTGTCGGTCATGAGTTCGGACATGATGCCGTAGATGGCCCATGACCAGAGGGCGCGGTTGGCGGCTTCTTTTTTGGACATGCGGCCGGTGAAGGCGCGGCGGAGGGCATCGAGGGTGATGGCGAATTTCTGGCGGGGATCTGAGCGGAAGAGGAAGAGGAGTTTGCCGAAGCCAACGGCGGAGAGTTCGGCAAGGGATTTGTCTTGGGTGGTGGCGGGTTGGGCGGTGCGGGTGACGACGCGGTCCATGACGGCGAGGGCGGCTTCGTGGGCCTGTGAGTCGCCAAGGCCGGCTTTGATGGCTTCGTCGTAATGCCAGCGGTAGGCGATGGATCCGGCGGCGGTGGTGAAGGCGGCGTCTGCGTAGGCGATGGGGAGGCGGCCGAGGATGAGGAGTTCCATGATCTCCGAGGGCGATGCTTGGGCGGCTTCGAGGATGCGTCGATCTTCTGGTGAGACGCCGGAGAGGATGCGCTGTTGGATGGATTCGGTTTGCCAGATGGTGCGGAGGTCTCCGGGGTTTTGGAATACGCCGATGATGCCGCGGATGGCGGCGGCGGTGGGGAGTTCCATGAAGACTCCAAAGGCGGCGGAGGCTTGTTTGAAAAGGGTTCCGACGTTGTAGGCGAGGCCAACGGCGGAGGTGGTGTTGAGGGTGGATTGGACCATGGCTTGCATGGCGGCGACGTTGGCGGATTTGAAGCGGCCATCGAGTTCGAGGCCATCGAGCCAGCGGGACCAATCTCCGGCGACGCGGGTGCCGTAGATGCCTTCGATTTTGCGGCGGAGATCGGGGTTGCGGAAGAGGATGCGGGCGTCGCGCATGGTTTCCCCGTAGGCGACGAAGTATTCGGTGGCTTCGAGGTGGGACCAGTAGAGGCCGAGGGCGTTGGCTTGTTTGGGCCGGGCCATGTGGTGCGTCCGGGACTTGGTGAAGCCGGTGGACATGGCGTTGATGGAGGAGGTGGTGGGGTTGCCGTGGGCGTCCAGCTCGGAAGGGGCTCCGGCGACGTTCTCGAAACTGCCGGGGGCGTAGTTGCGGATGCGGGGCATGTCGAGGTTGTAGAGGCGGCGGAAGACGGGGTTGAGCCGGTCATACTCGGCATTGTATTCGCGGCGGAGGTGGGCGTAGACGTCGAGGGCTTTGGGGGAGAGCTTGGCGCGGATCTGGTCGATGACTTCGGCGGTGAAGCCGTGTTTGTCGAGGGTGGGGCGGTATTGCTCTTGGTCCCAAAGTTGGAGCCAGTAGACGGCTTCCATGTCTGAGGCGTGGAGCCAGACTTGGGGGGCGCGGGAGCGGACTTTTTGGAAGCGGATGACTTTTTTGGTGAAGGCTTTGTCTTCGGCCTGGGCTTTGCGGCGTTGGGCTCGGAAGTCGGTGAGGGATTGGCGGAGGGATTCCATGGCGATGGGGTCGGTTTCCCATCCGGGTTTGAGGGTGCCGTCGAGGATGGCGGCGGCTTGTTCCTCGGACATTTTGATTTCCTCGGTGCCGTTGGATTCGCGGATGCCGATGTTCCAATCGTCGCGGCGTTTGGAGAGGCCGGCGAGGATGCGGTTCATGCGGCGGCGTTTGCTGCGGCCGGTGAGGTTCCATGCGGCGAACATGGCGGCGTCGAAGCGGTCGCGGGCGTCGATCTTGGCGCGGGTGAAGGCGCGGTCTGCTTTGCGGATTGCGTCTTGGAAGTCGCGGGCGGCGAGGCTGTTTGGGAGGATCCACTCAATGACCTGGTGGAATGAGGAGAGGCCGAGGCGGAAGGATTCGAGGTTGTCGAGGATGCCTTGGTTTTCGGTGCGTTTTGCCCATTGGGGCTGGGTGACGTCTGGGAGGCTATCGAGAATTTCCCTGCGGGCCTGCATGAGCTCCTGGCGGTTTGCCTGGTCGATCATGGTGCGCTGGCTGCGGCCGGTGGAGTAGAGGGTGAGGAGTTCGCGGTAGGCGTTGGCAAGCTGGGGGGCGGACATGCTGCCGATGTTGCCGAATGTTTCGAGGAAGTGTTGGGTGAGGTAGGCATCGACGACGGCGGCTTCGAGGTCTGGGAGGCGGTCGGGATCGGTCTCGGCATCGCGCTGGGCTTCGAGTTCGGTGATGGTGGCTTGGTGGGTGATGGTGGCGACGGAGTGCTCTTGGGGTGTGAGCCCCATGGCGGCGATGGCGCGGTTGACTACGCGCTGGATTTCCGGGGTGAGGCGGCCTCGGATTTGTTTGTTGGGCTGGAGGTTGGGCTTGGCGAGGTCGCTGAGTTTTTCGAGGGCCTCGGTGTATTGGGTGATGAGGAGGGCTTCGAGGGCTTCGTCGGCGCGGTCGATGAGGCGGAGGAGGGCATTGACGCGGCCGCGCTCGGTGGTCTGGGAGACGAGGTCGTTGTAGTCGATGCCGACACGGCCGCGGGCTTCGGGCGGGAGGGTGTCGATGATGGTGCGGGCTTCGGCGATGGCGTCGGCAATGCGGCGGCGTTCATCGATGACGGGATCGGCGGTGGCGGTGCGTCCGAATGGGCCGAGGCCTGCGTTGGTGTCTTCGATGCGTTGGACGATGGCGGCGAGGCGGTTGCGGAGGCGCTCGAAGAAGTCGGCGCGTTCCTCGGGGCCGGCGTTCATGCGCCGGGCGATGGCGGTTTCGATGCGTTGGAGGGAGTTGAGGGAGAGGGAGAAGGAGGTGGAGTTGCTGACAAGCTCTGCGTCGCTGGCGGTGGTGAGTCCGCTGGGATTGAATCCGTTGGTGTTCTGGTAGAATTCCTGTGCGGCTTGTTTGATGGCATCAACATTGGCCAGGGCGGAAATGTCGAGTTCCTGATAGCTGGAGATGGAGGAGGCGACGAGGTGCGGGATGATCTCCCGAGGGATTTGCTCGGGGTTGTAGTTGCGGCTTTCGAGCCACGTTTCAATGCCGGCTTTCTCGGTGGGAGAGAGGAGAGACAAGAGGCGCGTCTCGAGTGCCTCATAGGCGGAGGCGGAATCGCGTTGTGCGGAGTGGATCAGCTCATGGGAGAGCAGGGAATCCAGCGGAGATCCGACGGTGGCGTTGAGGAATAGGACGCCGGGGAGAGTGGGGGAAACGAAGGCGGCGGTGGTTGCCGTTACGTTGGAGCCGGCAGGCTCGCGCTCTTGTCGGTAGAAGGCGATTTTGATTCCAGAATCTCTTTCAACGTCGGCAAGCCGGGCGGATAGATCGGATGGTGGCTCAAGAATGGTGAGTCCATGCCGGGCTGCGACTTCGGTGATTCGTTGGCCGGGGCTTTGGGCGACTTCATAAGAGTATTCTTTGGGGGAGTTGCTGAGGTTGTCAAATGCGATGGAGAAGGATTCCCCGGGCTGGGTGAGGTTGACGGGTTTGCCGTTTTCTTCGGTGATGGTGATGTCTGCGTCGTCGAAGATGACGTAGTTGTAGGAGCCTTGGCCTTGGTTGCGGGAATTGCCGTCGAGGAAGCGGATGCCGCGGATGCCGACGGATGCGAGGAGGCGGGAAGCGAGTTCTGGAGTTCCTGCGCCATAGGCTTCTCCGGCTCCGGAGGAGAGTTCTTTGTAGGCAAAGGAAACTTTGCGGGAGGTGCCGTTGCCTTGGAATAGTGGGGCGATTTTGGCGGCTTGCTCGTCTGTCATTTCTCCGTCGTAGTCGAGAAGTTGGTCGTCGGTGACGTTGAGTTCAACCTGATATACGTTCCCTTCAACCATCTCCACTTCGGGGCTGTAAAGACTTGCTGATGATTCTATGTATCTTGGCTCAATATATCTCACTCCATCGCCTTCAAGTAATACAGGGAGTCCGCGTGCCCACCGATTCCTAGCTTCTTTCAACGATATTGGTTTGCTGAAAATTCTCTTCTGATTTTCAAGACTTGCCAGTTTCCTACGATACCCCTCCGCCACGCTCTCTGTCTCGGTGAAATACAGTCCCCACCCGTATGCCTGCGCTCCTTCTCCGGATCCGATCTTGTCGAGGCTGAATTTGTCGACCTTGTGCGGGGTGCCGTGGAAAGCGGAGATGGCGAAGGATTCGTCGAGGGTGAAGGTGGCGGGGCCGGTGGCGGAGAGACCGCCGGGGACGCCGGGGAAGGTGGGAGCGATCGAGAAGGATTCGTCTGTGAGTGAGCTGGTGCCGTATTGGGGTTTGCCGTAGGCGAGGGAGTCGATGGCGGCGTCGAGCATGTCGGCGGGGGTTTCGAAGGCGAAGCCGCGTTCGTTGAGGGAGCGGCGGACGTCGTCGAGGTCGACCATTTGGCCGATGGGGAGGAAGAAGGCGTTTGCTTCGTTGGTGCGGTCGACGGTGCGGCCGGTTTTGGAGCGGCGGCGGGTGGGTTTGAGGAGGGATTGCCAGAGGGTGCGGACTTCGCCGAGAAGAGGGTGGTTTTCTTTGCGGAGGGTTTCCGGGTGGGGGAGGCGTCCGGAGATGGAGTCGGCGATTTCCGGGAAGCCTTCCATGGCCTCAGCGGCGAGTTGGGCGCGGGCTTGGATCTCGAAGCGCTGGGCGCGGGCTTCCTGGTTGAGGCCGAGGGAGTCTTGGATGAGGGATTCGAGTTCGGGGGTGAGGTTGCCGTTGTCGAGGGCGGCTTTCCAGTCGGCGGTGCGGCGGAGGTCGGCGGCGAGTTTGTTGGCTTCGCCAATGGTGGAGGCCATGGTGGCGGTCTGGAGTTCTATCCATTGGGCGATTTCCGGCGGGAGGAGACCGGTGCGGACTTGCGACATGGCCGCGGCGCGGGCGAGTGGGGCGAAGGCTTCGAAGAGCGGGAGGGAATTCTCTTTGGTGTAGGTGTAGCCGGCAGGGAGGAGCGGTTTGCCGGTGGCGGCTTGGAACGTCTGGATGTCCCGGACGATGGCCTCGGGCCGGATGATGCCATCCGCGATGCCACGGGCAAGGAAGTCTTCGGAAAACTCCTCCATGACGTCCTGGATGGTGCGGCCACGGAAGAGCTGGACGACGTAGCGGGTGAGACCGGTGCGCGTCTTCTCGGTAAAGCGGCGGCCGGTGATGATGAAGTCGTCGAGCTTCGAGGCGGCGGCGGGTCCGTGCTGGAGAATGAACGCTTGGATCCGGGCGTCGAGGCGGGCGCGTGAGGCGGCGATGTCGTCGAGAGTCTGGCGGAGGTCGCGCTGGCGGACCGGGTTGGTTTCCTTGTCGAGGGCGGCGAGGGTGGTTTTCTCGCGGGTGTTGAGCTCGGCGCGGACGTCTGCGAGGCGGAGGGGTTTGGTGGAGATTTCGACGTCGGAATCTGCGGAGGCGGTGCCTTCGGATTGGATGAAGTCGAGGAAGGAGGTTTCGGCGAGGTCTGAGAGGGTGTCGAGGTCGGTCTCGCGTTGGTTGGCGGCGTAGTCGCGCCAGTGGTCGAGGGCGGCTTCTTCGGTGTCGAAGGTTTGTTGTTCTGAGGTGACGGGGTTGGTGAAGGTCCACTCCTGTTCTCCGGTGAAGGTGTTGGTGGAGGGTTCGATGCGGGCGAGGCCTGCTTGGGTGAGGAGGGCGTTGGTCTCGCGGAGGACGTCGAGGGCGGCTTGGCGTTGGGCGGCGGTGCGGGTCTCGAGGCCTTCTTTGAAGGCGGCAGCGGTGGCGGCGTCTGCTTCTGCGGGGGTGGCGGCGTTGGCGATGGATTCGATTTTTGCATCCGGGACGCCGAGGGCGGATAGGACGGTGCGGTTTTTCCGCATGGCTTCGCCCTGGCGGAAGTGGGAGAAGGAGGCGCCACCGCCGGCGACGAGGGCGAAGATGGTGACGGTGGGGATGATGTCGCGCTGGGCGGCGCCCCAATCGTCAAAGAAGCCTTGCCAGTCGTAGGGGGAGCCGAGGTTTGAGAGGTCGCGGGCGACGGCTTGGGTGAATTCGCGGGTGCCGGCCTGGAGGAATTCTTCGGTGTATTCGGTGGCGCCGGTGATGGTGGCGGCGGCGAGGCCTCCGGCGGCGGCGCGGGGGAGGCCGGTGAGTTTGGCGCGGTTGAGGAGGTTGAAGACGGTGGGGAGTTTTCCTTGCATCGATTTGACGCCGAATTTGGTGAACGTGGTTTCGATGGCGCTTTCGATGGTGCCGGTGACAAGGGAGCCGGGGAGTTGGATGGTGCGGTCGCCTTCTGGGTTGGCGATGCGTTGCTCGGTGTAGGATTCCCCGGCGAAGCTGCCGGCGTTCAAGAGCATCCCGTAGGGGCCCGCGAGGGCGGCGAAGGTGTAGGGGAGTGATGCGCCGACGCCGATGGCTCCGCGCTGGAAGAAGGTGTCGGTTGCTTTTTGGAGGCCTGCGCCTTCGGTTTGGAAGAGTCGCTGGAATTGGCGGAAGTCTTTTGACAGGTCTTCGTCCGCTTCGGTGAAGCCGGCGCGGCCGGTGGTCTGGGTTTCCACGGCCCGGGCGATGTCGCCGACGTTTTCGCCGATGGTGTTGAGGGTGCGGCCGACCGATTGGAAGGCGCGGGTGACGGCCCCGCGTTGATCTTGCGGGAGAGCCTGGAGCTTCTGCGCGAGAAGGACGAAGTAGAGGGGGCGGTCGGCTTTGTTCTCTGGGTAGGAATCGCGAAAGGCGGAGAGGATGAGTTCGTTGGCTACCATTTGGGATCCGGCTTTTAGGTCCTTCTCCAGTTCCGCGGCGCGGGTGAGGAGCGGGATGGCGCGGTCGACATTTGGCAGGACGGCTCGACGCATGCGCCGAGCCTCGAGGCGGGCGTCTGAGATGGCGGCGACGGCGGCATCGCGGTGGCGCTCGGGGATGGTGGTGAGGTCGATTTCCGGTGCGGCGGATCCGGCGAGGACGGATTGGAAGACTTGATTGCGGAGGGTGTCGGTGGTGGTGGTGGCGGCTTGGTCTTCGAGGATGCGGGTTTTGACGGCTTGGTGGAAGGTGGTGTCGTCGACATTTGGAGTGAGGCCGAGGTGTTGGGTGGCGAAGGCGGCGCGGGTGGCTTCGTATCCGGGACCGGAGAGTGGTCGACCGACGAGGGCGGATAGGTAAGTTCGATTGATTTCGCGCTGGCGGAAGGCGTCGGGGTTTGGGTGATACGCGGCTTTTTTTTCCAGATTGGCAAGGGTGGGACCGTCGAGGAGGTCTTCGAGGGGCTTGGTGTAAAGGCCGGTGAGGTAGTCGGTACGCTTCTTGTTGGCTTGGGCGGTGACGTTTGGGAAGAGGGGGAGGCCGTTGGATTGCTGGCGTGTGACGTAGTCCTGGAGTGTGGCGCGGACGCGGTCGCGGGGGATGGTTCCATCCGGGAGGGGGCGGTCGAGCTCGGGGTCGTTGGCTTCGAGGGTGAGGAGGGAGCCAAATGCGGCTTGCTCCGGATCGATTGGGATGGTGGTTTCCATTGGTGAGCTATTGGAGAGGGAAAGAGTTTTGGAGGCTTATGGGGCGGGAACTGCTGGGACCATTCCTGATTTGGGTTTGGGGGGTAGCAAGGAACTGTCTGCGCCGCCGGGGACTTGGAGATTCGGAGGAAGTTTCGCGTTTGGATTTCCCAAAATGCTGTGGACGCGGTCGTCGAAACCGACGTGGCCGGGGACGGTGGGGATGGTGAGGTCGGGGGCTTCGGCAACCTCGCCGTTGATGAGCTGGTTGGTGTAGTCGATGACGTCTGGCCAAGTGGCTTGCGGCTTATCATCTAGCCAGTTGGAGAGTTGAATGGAATAGGCGGTGAATTTGTCAAAGGATTCGATTTTGTTGGGGTCTCCAAATACACCGTCATCGAAGGCTTTTTTGATGCGGGCCTTGCCGCTGGTGCCGAGTTCTTTGTTGCGGGGAATGGCTCCGGGCTTGGCGGCGCCGCTTTTGCGATTGGCCGGGGAGCGGTAGGTAAGTTCTTGGCGAAGGTCTCCGGAATACTTGGGATTGATTTCACTGAGAACGGCGGTGCGTGTGTCGTTGAACATTGCGGCGTATTGCTCATCGGTAATAGTTGGGTTTTCGAAGGCGCGGCGGAGAGCAAAAAGCCTGTCCCATGCTTGCGAGTGAGCATGTGTGAGAGGGATTCCGAGAGTGGTTTGTTCGGCTTTTAGTTTTTCCTTTTCGAGAGGTGAAAGGTGTTTGGCGGCGTCAATTTGTTCCGGAGTTAGCGGGCCTTTGAGTCCTTGAAGTTCCAGTGCTTCACGTTCGGCGGCGGCGGCGTGTTTGTCCATGCCTTCCATGAATTTGGCGCGGTCGTTGGGAGTGATATATTCGGCAGATTTAATATCCTCTTCTGTGAGGGTGTCTTCGATCATGGCCGTTTCGAGAAGGTCAATTTCTTGGGCGCGGCGGTCTTGGATGAGGCCTTCGGCGTATCGTTGTAGTTTGGGGATCGAGGAGGGAATAATGCTGGGGTTGCGGGTGGAGAAGTCTTCGGATTGGAGGTCGAGGAGTGCGCCTTGGGGTTCCTGCTGGATGAGGGCGAGGAAGTTGGTTTCTGCGGCGGATTGTTGGAAGTCTGCCATGAGGGCTTCGCCGTCTTCGGGTAGGCCGAGGCCGCTTTCGACGTAGTCGGTGACGGCGTTTTGGAAGGCGACGGGGTCGTTGTATTGTTTGGCGGCTTCGAGTTCGTTTTGAATGGCTTTCCGGGCGCGGGTCTGGGTGAGTTCGGCGGCGTCTTGGGCGGATCGGATTTGGGCGGTGGTGGCGAAGTCGTCGTAGTAGGTGCGGAGTTCTTCGACGAGGACGGGGGGGAAGTCGGGGTTGTCGACGTTGGCGCGTTGGGAGGCGAGGAAGTCGTTGGTGAGTTGGAGGCGCTGGGCGGGATCGGTGATGGTGAGGAGTTGGTTTTGAAGGTCGGCGTAGTTTTTGCCGAGGGTTTGGCGGAATTCGGATTTTTTGCGGGCGTTGTCTGCGCGGGCGATGTCGTGGGAGATTTTGACGAAGGCGCCGGAGACTTGGCCGATGGCGTTGGCGATTTGGTTGGTGCCGGAGGAGACGTCGGGCGTGGGCGCGGCGGGGTTGCCGAGGGAGGTGGGGGAAAGTTGGGGGAGGCGGATCATGGGGGTAGATGCTGAAAGGCTGAAAAGCTGAGATGCTGAAAGGGATCAGCAGGATCAGCGTGCGCCGAGTTGGCGGTTTTGGTTGAAGGTGGAGGCGGCTTGGGCGATGCCTTGGATGGCGAGTCCGCGGATTTGGTTTTTGGTGTTGAGGGATTGGACTTTGGATTGCCAGAGTTCCATGGCGCCGCGTTGGCGGAGGGCGGCGGCTTGGATGGATGCGGAGCGGGCGGCATCGTTGATGGCGAGGGTCTGGGCGGCGGCGGCGCGGCCGAGGATGAGGGGGATGGAGCCGGAGGTGGTGGAGGAGCCGGAGGCGGCGGCGCGGGTGAGGAGGGTGGCGCGGGCGGAGCGGTCGTTGATGGATTGGCGGCGGATGGATTCGGCGGTTTCGAGTTCGCGGTTGTGGGCCTCCATTTCCGCGAGGCGGGCGTTGTATTTGGCAACTTGGCGTTGCATTTTGTCTTGGGCCTTTGCGCCGGAGATGGCGAGGCCGGTGGAGAGGAGGCCGCCGATGAGGCCGATAGCGCCGAAGAACATGGTGATGGTGGGGTTATGCGAAAGCGTGTTTTTTGCCGGCGGCGTGGGCGCGGCGGCGGTCTTTGCGGTTTTTGCGCTGGTTTTTTGTGGGTGAGCTTACTGGGTGGTATGAGATGGAGGTGGCGTAGTTGGCGCGGTTGTCGAACATTGCGAGAGATGCGGCAGCGGCGAGACCGATAATGGATATGGCGGAGTTCATGGGGTAATTGGTGGGAAGTGAGGGGATGATGGCTGGGGTTTTGGGTGGGGGCGATTGAAGGGTTTAGGGTTCTTGGGGGTTCCAGGAGAGGGAGGCGGCGCGGAGGGTGAGGGGGTAGGGGGAGGCGTGGGTGATGTTGATGGTGGTCTCGGTGAGGTTGCCGGGATCGAGGACGATTTCTTGCCAGCCATCGAGGAGAGGGGTGGTGACGTCCGGGTTTCTGTGGATGAGTTGGGCGCGGGCGGGCGAGGCGTTCCAGACGGTGCCTTCGCGGGAGCGGTAGGTGTTGAGGCGGATCCGGTTGAGGCGGCGGAGGCGGCCGGCGGTGGAGCCGTCTTGGGCGGAGAGGTCGATGGGGAGGGAGTTGTAGGTGGCGGTGTAGGGACGGCCGAGGTGGTAGCGGGCGTTGGTGATGGTGATGGGGCTGGTGTTGTAGTTGACGCTGGTGGTGGTGGGGACGACGGCGGCGCCGGGGAGGGTGAGGAGAGTGAGGGGGGTGTTTTGGAGGTGGGTGGGGACGGTGATGGTGGTGCCGGTGCCTTCGATGCCGTCGAGGTAGAAGTAGGGCCATGCGGGATCTGCGGGGAGGCCGGGGGTTTGGGCGGTTTCGAGGGTTTGGAGCCAGTGGGCGGGGAGGCGTTCGAGGTGGGAGGTGTTGCCGCGGTCGATGATGAAGAAGACGTCGTCGTCTCCATCATCCGAGGGGAGGACGATGACTTCGCGGAAGGTGCCGGAGGGGGTGGTGTGGCGGGACCACGCGGAGAGGCGCTCGGTGCGGTTGTAGGCGAGGTGGAGGAGGGTGCCGGGGCGGGTGACTGCCCAGAGTGCGGGCTCGCGGGTTTGTTGCCAGGCGAGGGAGCAGATTCCGGGCTGGGTGAGGTGCTCGGCGAGGCGGGTGAGGTCGCCGGCGGCGTTGGTGTCGTCTGGCGTGTAGGCCAGCTCGCGGAGGCGGGAGCCTTTGCGTTCGACGAAGAGGATGGCGTCGTTGGCGGGGACGGGTTGGAGGGGGATGGTGCCGAAGGCGGTGTAGGAGCGGGCGAGGAAGTTGGAGGGGGTGAGGGGTTGGTCGGATGTTTCGCTGCCGATGATCCACTCTCCCCGGGAGGTGCCGATGATGAGGCGGCGTTGGGAGATGATCCAGCGGATGGGGGCGAGGGCAGGGGTGGGGATGGGGTAGGTGATGGAGGTGTTGTCGTCTGTGCCGGTCTCGAAGTTGTTGAGGTCGTCGGATTGGGATAGCCAGAGTGTGGCGGGGGCGTAGGTGGTGCCGCCGAAGATGAGGCGTTTTTCGTGGAGGCCGATGGCGGCGGGAAAGCCGCGAAGGGAGGAGAAGGCGCCTTCTGCCCAGATGTCCGTTTGTCCGGAGAGGAGGGCGGTGATGGCGGTGCCGGTCATTTTTGAGCCGGAGACGTAAGTGGTGGCGAGGGCGGTGCCGCGGACGGCGGGGGTTTCTGGAGTGAGGACGGCGCGTTGGTTGCCGCTGCCGGCGGTGCCGGTTTCGCTTTGAAAGCCGAGGCGCATGAGGACGGGGGTGTCTTCTACTCCAGAATCCGCGACGTTTCGATCTGCGGTGGCTTGGTAGCTGCGGATGGTTTCCCAGGTGGTGCCGTTGTCGATGGAGCGTTGGAGGATGAAGGTGCCTGACCAGGTGCCGAAGGTGTTGAGGTTCCAGCCGCCATCGACGGCGATGATGGGGGAGAAGAGGCCATCGGATGCGGAGATGGCGCGGATTTCGATTTGGAAGTCTTTGGCATCGCGGGAGGGTGAGACTTGCCAGTAGGAGCCGGGGGTGACGTTGGTGGTGGCAGCATGGCCGGAGACGAAGAGGGAGGTCTCGGTCATGTAATCATCCCAATCGACGCCGACGCCGGGCTCGGTGTCTGGCTCCGGGGTGTGGGCGGTGGTGACGGTGAAGGAGCGGCCGAGGTGGAGGATGCGGGTGCCGATGGCTAAGGTTTCGGCAAGTTCCCAATCTTCGACGGTGTAATTGGCAAAGGGGCCAAGGTTTTGCCAATAGGTGGCAGTGGATGCTCCTACTCCGGGTTCATCTCCGGTGACGGCTGTAGGATCGTGTGAAAGAATGCATTTGAATAGGGTGTTGTTGTGAACGACGTAGGAAGCACCGTTTGGGCCGCTTTCGTCATACCAATAAATGGAGTTTGACCATGCGGGTTCCACGACTCGCCAGAGCGCTGGAAGAGGAAGATCGAGTTCTGGCCGCGGCGATGTGGGAAGGTTACGAAAAGCGGAGGGGTTGATGTATCCGACATCTGCGCCCCCTGGGGTAAAGGGTCCGGTGTTGGCGTTTACGATGGTGAGAGCTTCCCATTGGCGGAAGGTGTCGAGCCATGCGACGTCGTTGCGTTGGGATGCGGTGAGGGTGATGGCTTCGCCAGTGAGGAAGAGGCGGCGCCGCCAGTTGGTTTTCCAGTTGGATCCGCGCCCGGGTTCGCTTTCGAGGGATGCGGTGTGGGCGGTGAGTGCTACCCATTCGGCGTTTTGGGAAAAGACTTTGTCTCCGATGGTGTAGGTGGCGCTTGCCAGCCATGCGTTGGCGACGGGGTTGCCGAGGACGGTGAGGGTTTTGTTTGGGTCGAGGTTTTCGTCGAGGGAGGGGGCGTTGGTGAAGGGGATGTAGTCGAGGGTCCAGGAGGTATCTGTGAGGCGGCGGAGGCGGAGGGGTGCGGTGGAGGGGTGGGTGATGAAGGCGGTGTCGTTGATGGCGATGAGTTGGAGGTCGCGCAAGGGAGCGTCCCAGTAGCCGGTGGTGAGGGGGCTGGGTGGGGTGGCGAGGGTGAGGTTTGGCAGGCAATCGAGGGTGGCGGCGGTGGTGCCGTTTGGGCGGAGGATGCGGAGTTTGCCGGCGGTGAAGTGGAGGATGTAGCGTGAGCGGTCTGTGGCTTGGAAGGGGAAGGCGCGAGTGTTTGCGCCGGCGGTGAGGGTCTGGGCAAGCCAACGGAGGCCGGGGCGTTTGGTGATGGAGCCGTAGGGGAGGGCGAGGAAGTTTTCGAGGGTGGAGGCTGCGCCGAGGTGTTTTTCGAGGTCTAGCCGGAAGCGGAGGTGGGGGGAGATTTCTCCGGAGTTGAAGGTGAGGAGTAGGGAGTTCATGCGTTCGGGGGTTCTGGGGTGTAGTCTGGGGAGCCGGAGTAGCGGCGGCGGGCGCGGGCGAGGGGGGAGCGGAGGATCATTTCCCGCATGGGGTTGTTTTCGTTTGAGGAGGTTTCCTGGGAGTCTTTGAGGGTGGCGCGGGCGAGGGTCTCGCGGTGGTCTTGGAGGAGCTGGGCGGCGAGGTTTGGGGAGCCGGTGATGCGGGTGGCGATGCGGGAGGCGAGGAGGTAGCGGAAGGCCTCGCGGAAGGTGGCAGACCAATCGGTGGCATCGCTGGTGATGTATTCGATGTGGAGGCGATCGGTGAGGGCGGCGAGGGGGGAGAGGAGGAGTTTGCGGCCGATGATGCGGAAGTCGGTGATAGGGGCGCCGCGATCTGGGCCGGTGAGTTTGAGGACGCGGAGGCAATCGGCCGGGAGGTCGTAGGCGGTTCCCCAGTCCGGGAGGAGGGTGGTGCGGCCGCCTTGGAATGGGGTGGAGGGGACGGCGGCGAGGGTGCCGGTGCCGTCTGAGCCGGGGGCGTTGGCGAAGGTTTCTTCGAGGGCGGCGTTTGCTGCGGCGATGGCTTGGGCGGCGGTGGGCGGGGAGGCGACGAGAGTGGGGGTGCCGGTGGCGGATCCGGTGGCGGTCCAAGAGGTGACGAGGTCAGGAGTGGCTCTGTCTTCGGTGGATTCCCAGCTGGTGCCGGGGCTTGGCGGGTTGGTGATGATGAGCCATTTGGTCCCGGTCCAGTAGATGATGGAGGTGAAGGATAAAGTGAATTCCGGATAGTAGTAGGCGGGGCGGTCGTTTTGGAGAGTGCCGAAAAGGTGGGTTTCGGTTACGTCCGGAGAGAGGGGGCCGGTGATGGTGATGCGGTGTTTGGCTCCGGCGGTGATGAGGATGTGGTTTGCGGTTTTGGCGACGGTGAGGGCGTGGCCGGTGGAGGTGGCGATTTCTGCGGTGAGGAGGTTGCCATCCGGGCCGGTGGCGGCGGCGGTGATGAGGATGTCGTTGTTAGTGCCGGTGGGGTTGAGGGTGGCGGTGGCGGCGCGGGCTTCGTCGAGGGGAAGGAGATTGGCGGGGGCGGTGCCGAAGGCCCAGTGGTGTTGCTCGAGGAGGACTTCGAGGGTGTGGTTGTAGTGGAGGCGGACGGTCTCGGCGGTGGTGGAGGTGTCCGTTTCGAGGTCGGTGAGGGGTGGCTCGCCGAGGAGGTCGAGGGCGAGGTTGGCGATTTGGGTGGAGGTCATTGGGGAGCGGAGAGTGGGATGGTGAGAGGAAAGAAAAACACCCGGCCCGAGTTGGGCCGGGTGTTCCCCTAATTACCCCACCGGATCCTCAACCGATGGGAGATGGTTTGTGTGTGGCGTGGTGGCTCAGGCCTTGGCGCGGTAGGCGATGATGAAGGTGAGCGTGGTGCCGTTGGTGATGGTGTTGGCGCTGGCTACGGTGGCGTAGATTTTGCCTTGCTCGGTGATGCGGTAGGGGGTGACTGCCGCCTCGGGGACGCCGGTGGAGCAGAAACCGACCAGGCCGCCGGCGGAGAGGACGATGCCGTCCGCGTAACGGTCGGTGTTTCCTGCGTCTCCGACGTCGAGGGTGAGGGTGGTGCCGGGATCTGCGGAGCATTGGACTGAGCAGAGCTGAGGGACGACGACGGCGCCGACCGGGACTTGGGCCGCGGGGACGATCTCGAGGATGTCGTTTGCGGTGGTGGCTCCGGTGAGGGTGACGGTGGCGGTGGCGAGGGCGACGATGCCGAAGGCGTCGTCTCCATCGCGGAGGCCGTCACTGGCGCGAAGGGCTGCGGCTTCTTGCAGTTGGACGAGGGTGGATTTGAAGGTGGCCATGGTGGTAAGTGTGTGAGTGTTTGGTGGGGTTATGCCGGGGAGGTGGTGCCTCCCCGGCGGTGGGGGTTAGGCGGCGGACAGGTCGAGGCAGTTGATTTGGACGACTTGTTCTTCCTGGTGGCGGCAGGCGTTCATCGCGTATTTGGTGACGAACTGGACGGCGTCGTCGAGGTCGTTGCGGATGGAGACCTTGTGGGCCATGTCCTTCCAAATATCGAGGTGGAGGCCATCGGAGGTCCAGACGGCGGATTTGACGATGGATTCTCCGCCATCGGTGCCGGTGAGGAGGCCTTCGTAGTGGATCCAGTTGACTCCAAGGAACTGGGTGATCATGCCGTTTTCGTCGAGGACGGGCGGCAGGAAGTCTTTGGAGAAGAGGCGGGAGCCGGTGGCGGCGTTGGCATCGTTGAGGAGGGCGGCGTTGAGGTCTGCGTTGAGGAGTCCGCAGAGGCGGACGCCGGCGGCGCGGGCTTCATCGTTCCAGGCCTCCGACTTGCGGAGGAGTTTGACGGACTCGATGATTTTGGCGACGGTCATGGCGGAGTCTGCGGCAGCGCCGGTGTGGACGTAGTCGATGGGGATGGTGTGCTCGGCGAGGATTTCGACGGGAGTGGCTCCGGTCTTGCCTTTGTAGTTGGTGCCGAGGAGACCTTCGACGAGGATGGAGTCGGTGCGGCGGCCGAAGGTGGCGGCGTGGACCATGAGATGATCGCCTCCCGGGAGAATGGTGGGGGCAAGGAGGATTTCGTCGAATTCGTCGGCGCCGGTGACTTTGCGGAATTTGCGCGGGGTGTTCCAGCGCTTCTCGGTGTCGAGGTCGGAGATGACGACTTTCTTGTAGCGTTGGCCGGTGGTTTCCTCATCTTCGCCAGGGAGGACGAGGTTGTGGGTCTTTGCTTCTCCGGTGCAGCCAGTGGTTACGACGGCGCATTTGCGGAGGCGGGAGACTTTCTGTTGGACGGTGTGTTGGAAGTTGCGACCGAATTGGGTCGTGAAGTGGTCTGGTACGGCGAGTGGCATGGTGGTGGTGGGGTTGGCGTGAATGCGGGTGGTTAGATCGCGTTCCGATAGTCCTGAGCGGGTCGGTCCTTGCGCGTGTCCTTGCGCCGAGGGCTGATTGGCTGTGACAGGTCCCCACCAAAGGGAGGATAGGCTGTGGCCGTTGTGGCGTGGTTAAGATGGTGCTGTTAGGGAGAGTTTGGCGATTGAAGGGGAGAATGAAGAAACCCGCCCCTTTGTGGGGGCGGGTTTGTGTGGCCAGGGGTGGAGGGGAGGTGAGGTTATTGGCCGGAGGCTTGTTTGAGGAGGTTGGCGACGGTGTTGTAGGCGTCTGGGTCTCCGTTTTTGTAGCGTTCTGACCAGGTGGGATCGGTGCCGTCCATGATGGCGTTTGCGCGTTCTTGTGGGGAGCGGAGGTCTCCGAGGCCGTTGGGGGTGCGGGCGTGGTCTTCTGCGGTGAGGCGGGCGACTTGGAGCATGAGTTTTGAAACCTCGGGCATGTTGGCAAGCTGGGCGAGGACGGGGGAGTCTGCGGGGATGCCGGCGGCCTCGGCGTGGAGGGCGAGGTGGTGGCGGACGATGGAGGAGTTTTCGTTGAATTTGCCTCCCCACTCGGCGACGAGGGCGTCTTGTGCGGCGCGTGTTGCTTCTTGCTGGGCGGTGGTGAAGGCGGTGTGGCGGGCGACTTCGGCTTGGAATTGGGCGTCGACGAGGGCTTGGAGGGCGGGAGCGGGGACGTGGTTGGCGTGGGCGATTTTGGCAATGTTCGCGGCGAGGTCTGCATCGAAGGTGATGCCTTCTGGGATGTCTGCTGGGGGCTTGATGTTGTAGCCTTCCGGAGCCTCGGGGACGCGGGCGAGGGTCCGGAAGCGGGCGACGTCTTCGGGGGCGGCGTTGGCTTCTGGGTAGGCGGGGCCGTTGGAGCGGAAGTGGAGGTAGGATTTGGCGAGGTCTCCTACGTTTTTGAAGGGGGTGAGGGAGGAGGCGTGGGGGGCGAAGTTGTCGCCAAGGGCGGTGTGCCAGTTTTCTCCGAAGGTTCCGTCTGGGTTGAGGAGTGGAGGGGGTGTGGCTGCTGGGGCGGGAGTGGGTGCGGGGGTTCCGCCGCCGGCTGGTGGGGCTTCGAGGATGGCTTCGGTGCGGAGGATCTGGAATGGTGTGCGGTATTTCATGGGGTTCGGTGGGGTTGTGGGTAGAGTTAGGGGTTGAGGAGGGCGTGGAGGCGTTTGTTGGCGGCGTTGGCATCTGGCCAGCGGGCTGCCATTTTCTCGGCGCGTAGGCTGTAGAGGCGGAGGAATTCGGCGTCGGTATCGTGGGCGGCGGACCAGGTGAAGTATTCGAGGGAGCCGTGGCCGAGGGTGGGGCAGGGCTTGGGGCGGTCACTCGGGGCCGAGGATGGAGTGCTCGGCTTTGGCGTCGGCGAGGGTGGAGAGGATTTCGAGGTGGAGTTGGCGGAGGCCGTCTTTGGTGGCTGCAAGGGTGTCGCCGGGGATTCCCGGGTGGTAAGTGCCGTTGACAAGGGAGCGGAGCATGGCAGGGATGAGGCGGCGGCCTTCCCGGACGCAAGCGGCGAGGGGGTCGAGGTGGGCGTTGGCGGGGAGTAGCTGGTAGACTGGGCGGTCTGTTCCTCCGATGTGGCAAAGCCAGGCGAGGGTGGTGCGGCCGGGGACGGTGGTGAAGAGGGCGAGGAAGACGGCGGGATCGAAGGTGGAGTCGAAGTGGTCGGCTTCGTTGAGAGGGCAGTCGATGGGGGCGGCGGTGTGTAGCCAGGTGAGGAATTGTTTGCCGGGGTCGCTTGTGAGGGTGGCATGGATGGCGGAGAGGAGTTTGGCGCGTTCTTGTTTGGCGGCGTCACTTTGCGAGGGGCGGTTTTGCGTGGGGGAGTGGGCATGGCGGGGAGGTTGGGTCATGGGGTGGGGTTGAGAGGATTTTGGGGGCTGGTGTTAGGCTTCGAGGGGTGCGGCTTGTTGGGCGGCGCGGAGGGTTTCTTGGGGGCCGCCGAGGTTGCGGATGGCTTCGGTGGCTTGGAGGGCTTGTTGGGCTTGGGCTTGGGCGGCGCGGGCTTCTTGGAGTTCCTGGAGTTCCTGGGGTGTGCGGAGGAGGACGGTGGGGAGGCCGGAGGTGCGGTGGAAGTGGGCGCCAATGGTGGCGGGGTTGATGTAGTCGAGGATGGTGGGATCCAGATTGGCGAGGGGGGATAGGACGCCGATGATTTCTTGGAATTTGTGGAGGTGGGAGGCCTCGAGGGCGAGGGCCATGGCGGAGACGTATTCGACGGCGGGTTCTTCGAGGAAGGCGGAGAGGCTGTCTGTCTGGAGGATGGAGAGGGGCGGCGGAGGGATGACTCCTTGGCGGAGGAGGAGGGCGAAGGAGCGGCGGAGGACGGGGGTGAGGAATTCCCGGACCATGTTGGAATAGATGGGGTGGAAGAGTTCCCGGGACTCGGTGATGATGGCGGAGATTTGGGTGGCGGTGGCTTTGGGGTCGAGCTGGGAGATGGCGTTGAAGAGTTCGACGTGGAAGGCGGTTTCGATGGCGCGGCGTTTTTCGAAGGCGCGGTCTTTTCCGACATCGTAGCGGCCGCCGGTTAGCCATTCTTGGGGGACTTGGGTGATGGCGGGATCGAACATGGTGAGGCCGCAGGCGGTGAAGTCGATTTCGTTCTTCATGCCGGCGGGGGCGAGGACGCGGGGGAAGGCGGCGGTTTCGACGAGGGTGTCGAGCATTTGCTCGAGGAAGTCGAGTTGGGAGGCTTCGGGGAGGGCGGCGTAGGCGGGTGCCCAGCCGTAGGGGGACTCTCCCCAGGTGGACCAGCGGGAGACGGCGGTGGGGAGTTCGTCGAAGCCGGAATCGAGGATGATGGTGTTGGTGCCTTTGTGGAGGTAGGTGGAGGCGTAGGGTTTGTGGGCTGCGTCTTGGCGGCGGGGGTCGCGGTCGGTGCGGGGGTGGATGGCGTGGATGAGTTGTTCGGTGCGTTGGTAGCGGGTGGCGGGGTTGTCGAATTTTTTGAGGATGTCTTCGTGGAGGGCTTTGCGGCCGAAGGCTTCGAGGAGTTGAGCGGGGGTTTGCTCGTAGTTGCGGTGGATGACGTCGACTTCGTCGAAGGAGTTTTGGGCGATGGAGAAGGAGCCGACTGGGTAGGTGCGGAAGTGGAGGCCGCGGTTGTTTGGGCCGCCGGTGACTTCGAGGGCGGCGATGCCGAAGCATCCGCGATCGAGGTAGCATTCGTGGCCGCGGTTGTAGAAGTTGGAGGTGCCGAGGGAGGCGACGAGGATTTCGGTGGCGCGGGCGAAGTAGTTTTCGGCGATTTGGTTTCCTTGGAGGGAGGGCGGGGGCCGGAGGATGAACCAGCGGGCGCCCATGGGGGTGATGCGGACGGATTGGCCGGTGGCGAGGGTGTTGTTTGCCCTCATGGCGGTGCCGTCGTTGTTGCGGTGGAGGGTGGTGCGATCGGGCGGGCCGATGGGGGTTTTCTGGGTGATTTGGTTGCGGCGAGGGTGGACGATGTCGGCACAGTCTTGCCAGAGGCTATCCCAGGCGGAGCGCTCGGCGACGAGGGTGGCGTTTTGGGCGAGGAGTGCTTCGGCCTTTGGGTCTGGGGTGGACATGGTTAGCCGAGGGTTTGGCGTCCGGTGGTGCCGGGGGCGATGATGGTGTTCTCGAAGGTGTAGCGTTTGCCTTTGCGGCGGCGTTCCTCGATGTCGGCGGTGGCTTGTTCTGTGCCGGTGGCGCTAACGGGGGGAGGTGGCGGGGCTGGTTCGGGGAGTTTTGGAGATTTCTGGGAGCCCATGGCGGAGGAGGGTGTGAAGTTGGTGGAGGCGGATGCGGTCTTGCCCATGCCGGCAGTAAGAGACCCACGGGAGGGGGTGACGGTGTGCAAGCATGAGCAAGGCGCGAACGCTTCCTGCTGCGGAGGCAACGTGCCAGCAATCGGCGATGGGTGGCGATTGAAGGGGGGAAGTGAAGTGGAGGTGTGTTTCTGGCTGCGCGGCGATGACGGGGCGGGCCATGAGGAAGGAATCCGGCAGGGAGATGACGACGGCGCCAGGGGTGGAGAGGTGGAAGTCGAGGATTTCCGCAAAGGTGTTTGGCGGATCCGGGGTGGAGTGCCAGGCGACGGCGGCGAGGTGGAGGGGTGACGGTGTTATGGACACTTATTGGGGTGATATTACACTGTTCTCTGGGGAATCGCAGAGCCGCCCGATTTCTTCGATTGCCCAGTATGTGTCGTCGTGAGTAGTGAGTTCCAGGATGCGGTCGAGCTTTGCGGATAGCGCATCCCTTTCCTTTTCGATGTCCTCCCAGTCCTTACCGGTTTTCCCGGTGTCCCAGTATCGAGTGCGCTGTCCGCGCTGCTCGCCGTAGAGTTTGCCATGGTATCTCATTGATCGGAGTTTGTTGGTGATTCGGAAGACGGAGAACAAGTTGCAGATCGCGACGACGGGCAGCGCGTCCATTTAGGGAGTGGGCTTATTCCCGTCGTCGCGCGATTGCTCGGCGTTGGAGGGACTGAAATTTAACGCCGCGAGGACGATGGTAACGTCTTCTGGCCTGACCCACGCCGTGATGTGGCTAGCGTCTTCGTGGTAAGTATCCACAATGCCAATCCATCCAGCGGTGTTTCTGATTTTGTGTTTCTTCCAGCGTTTCATGGTTTTGCAGGTTTAGGCCATTCTTTCAGCCCAGCAGCAGCCTCGGCGCGGTCGCATGGCTTCAATCGTTGGAATTAGCGGCGGCGGACAGGGGGGCGGATGATTTTGGGGGTGGTGGTTTTGGTGGTTTGGTTGAGGCGGTCCAGGAGGTTGAGGTGGCGGGCTTCGGCAAAGGTGCGGAAGGCGTCGGCGGAGTGGGAGAAGGCGTCGTGTTTTGGTTTTTCGCGGAGGGTGGAGGAGGTGGGGGAGATGTCCCGGGAGTAGCCTTCGAGGCAGGCGATGCCGGAGGGGTGTTCTTCTCCCATGTAGTCGCGGGGTGTGTCGCAATGGGTGGCGTGAAACCAGCAGTGGGGGAGGACGTCGCGGACGTGGCCGATGCCAAGCCAGATGTCGGGGGTGCGGGGGACGATGATGGTGTTGTTGAGGCCGTATTGGGCAAGGGTTTGTTGGTAGGAGAGGCCGGTGCCGCGGTCGCGGGTGGCGGCATCGTGGGGAAGGTAGTGGAGGGTAATGGGGCGGCCGAGGTCGCGCTCGAGGCGGAGGATGTGGTCTGGCATGGCAGAGGCGGGATCGCCAATGGTTTCGAGCCAGTGGAGGACGAGGAAGGCGCGGTCGTGGGGCTGGACGATCCAGAGGGCGGTGGAGTCTGAGAGGCCGAGGTCCCAGAAGGCGGCAAGGGGGTAGCCGGGCTCGGGGGCGAAGTCGATGATGCGGCGGGAGGCGCGGAGGTCTGCCATTTGTTTTCCGTAGATGGCGTGGTCGTTGATGGCTTGAAAGGCTTCGCCGGGGGTGCTGGGGAATTCTTTGAGCATGCCATGGCCTTGTTCGTCTTGTTTTCTGTCATACCAAAGCATCTGGGAGTGGGTGAAGGTGCGATTGAGTTGTTTGGAGAGGTCGGTGAAGTATTGGGTGATTTCGGTGCGGATGGGGTGAGAGGGTTGGTGGAGGCGGTAGCGTGGGTCGAGATACCAGGGGAAGAAGTGGAAGCGGCGGTCGACGGGGGTGAGGTGGTCGTCGTTTTGTTTCATGGTTTTGCGGAGGAGGGTGTAGTGGCCGCCTGCTTTGCCTCCTTCGTGGGTGGATTCGATGTCGATGGTGTTGCCGGGGGTGATGGAGTTGAGGGCTCCGTTGACGATTTCGGTGAATTTGCCGGGAAACCAGATGGCGGTTTTGCCGGCTTCGGACCAGTGGATGCGCTGGGGGGTGGCGCCGCGGAGGGAGGTGGAGCAGCGGATGGTGGATTTGTTGGCAAATTCGAGTTTGATGGTGGAGCCGGAGATGGGGATGGTTTGTTTGATGATGGCGCCGAGTTTGTGGGTGGTGGGGTGGAGTTCCGGGTTGTCGAGGTTTTCGTAGGCGGTGCGGAGCATGAAGAGTTTTTCTTTGGCATCGGGGAGGGTGAAGTCGATGATGCCGGCGGTGAGGCCAGGGGTGAAGAGGAGGGCATCGAGGTTTTCGATTTGGAGGAAGGTGGAGAAGCCGAGTTTGCGGGCTTTGAGGACGTGGTTGGAGTTCCAGCGGCGGTTCCAGAAGTGGCGTTGGGCGATGTTTGGGACGAAGGGGATGAGGTTGCTGTCTGAATCCCGGATGGTGTAGAGGTTCATGAGCCGCCAGGCACGGGAGACGAGGGGGGTGTTGGCGAGCTGGAGCATGGGTGGGAGTGATCAGCGGGGTTAATCGAGGGGCATGGGGGCGTCTGGGAGGGCGGAGCGGACGGCGAGGGAGGCGAGGGCTTGGTGGAGGGCTTGTTGAAGGTCGCGCTGGCCGTCGTCTCCGGAGAGGGTGTTGTCGATTTCGATGGCTTTGAGGGGGTCGAGTTTTTCGATGCGTTCGGAGCGGGAGGCTTCGGATATGGTGAGGGAGTAGGATTTGATGAGGTCTCCGTCTTTGGCGGAGGGGTCTGTGGCATCGAGGGTGGCAAGGGGGGTGCGGACGACGCGGGCGAGAAATTGGCGTTTTTCGAGGACGGTGAGGACGCTGGCTTGTTCTGCGGCGGCTTGGGCGGCGGTTTTGATGTGGTCGAAGTAGGCTTTGACGTCTGGCCGGCGAAGAACGCGGGTGACGGCGTGGTAGGCGGAGGCGCGGGTGGATTTGAAGCCGGAGGCAAGGTAGGCATCGACTTTGCTGCTGCCGGCGAGGATGAGGTCGGCAATGCGCTGGTGCCGGGGATCTTTGGGGTAGGGGGGCATGGGGGTAGATGCTAAAATGGAGGATTAGGGTGTTATGGACACTCCTTGTATCGGGCATGGAGATCCACCGCTTTCTTCCGCCATTCGTCGCGCTCGCGTTCCAGCGTCCGCGTTAGCTCCACCATCCGCCAGTATGCGGAGGCCGGGCAGCTTTCATCGTCTTCCAAGTGGTGCAGATCGGCGGCGAGCATCGCGTCTGTTTCCGGCGTCAATGAAGACGGAGAACAGTCTTGTGTCCCGAGCGGGGCGATCGATCCTTCGTAGTGTTTTTTCATGGATTCCGAGTTAAAGTTTTGCGGCGATGGTGCGGGTGGTTCTTTGGACTTGGAGAAGTAGGCGGATGGCGGGGGCGGTGATGGTGAGGCGGATGAGGGCGTGGCCGGTGGGGGGTTTTTCGGTTTGTATGAGGTCGTTGTGTTTGGCGGCGTGTTGGGCGATGGCTTGGAAGGTGCAGGCGAGTTGGGCGGCGAGTTGGGGGATGGTGGCGTGGGCGGCGGGGGTGGCTTGGAGGCGGCCGATGGCGGTGAGGAGGGTGTAGAGGGGGGCGCGAAGGTTGTGACGTTGGAGGGCTGCGGCGAGGGCGACGGTGAAGGTGGCGGTGTTTAGGCCGGGTTTGGGCTTGGGAAGGCGAGGGGTGGGGGGATCCGGTAGCTGGGAGAGGAGGGTGGCAAATTCGCCTTGGGTGAGGGAGGCGGGGCGGTGTGTGGTGGTGGAGGGCATGGCGAGGGTAGTGGTTAGGCGGCGGTTTCGATGCGGGAGTTTTGGATGATGCGGCCGATGATGGGGCCGGCGCGGTCTGGGGTGAGTTCTCCGGATTTGAGGATGGTGAGGGGGTGGGTGTTGGCGGTCCAGAGGATGCGGAGGTAGTGGTTGGCGCGGTGGTCGAGGATTTCGAAGAGGTGACGTTCGAGGGAGGGGTTCCAGGTGTTTTTGCCGATGTCGTCGAGGATGAGGAGGTGGCAGGTTTTGGCGCGGTGGATGGTTTTGAGGGCTTGGCGTTTTTCGGTGTCGGTGCCGATGCGGAGGATTTCGGTTTGGGTTTGGAGGCCGGGGAGGGTGGTCCAGTGGACGAAGTCTCCATGGTCGAGGATGGCTTGTTTGACGAGGAGGGCGAGGATGCGGGTTTTGCAGAGGCCGGGGTGGCCGACGATGCCAATCCAGCGGGGGTCTTCCCGCCAGTCGAGGAGGCGGTGGTAGAGGGCGGCGTTGAAGGTGGGGTGGGTGATGGTGGTGTCGATGAGGGCGGGGTCGAGGGTGTCAATGAGGTGGGCTTGGCGTTTGCGGTGTTCGGCTTGGAGGTGGTGGAGGTGTTCGGCTTGGCGGGCTTGGGCATCGATGGCGGCGGCGCATGGGGCGCAGTGAGGGACGGGGATGAGGTTGGGGAAGCGATCGTGGAGTTCGAGTTGGTCCAGATCGGCGAGGGATCCGCAGGGGCAAAGCCAAGGGACATGAGGGATTGGAGATTGGGAGATTGGTGCGGGGTGCATGGGGTGGTGGGGTTAGGGGGTGGCTGGGGCGCGGCCGCCGAGGAGGAGGAGGGCTTGCTCGTCGGTCATGGGTTGGTGTTTGGCGTGGGGGTGGGGAAGGGCTTTGCGGGATTTCCAGTTGTCCGGGGGTTGGTTCCAGGTGTCTTCGTTCCAGAATTTTTCGGGGTTGGTGATGAAGTTGAGTTTTTCGGCTTCGGTCCAGGTGGCGACTTGGTGGGCGTAGGCGCGGACGCCGGCGAGGAGGGTGGTGTAGGGGTGACGACGAAGGGCAGTGAGGGCGGAGGTGAGGGCGGGTTGGGTGAGGGCGCGTTTGGGGTGGATGGAGCAGAGGTGGCGGGCTTGGATGGAGGGGTCGATTTCGTGTTCGATGGCGAGGAGCGGCGGTGGTGGTTGTTCCGCTTCCTTTCCTTTCCCTTCCATTTCCTTTCCTTTCCCTTCCCTTCCTTTTAAAGGTTTTGGTTCCGGTGTTGGTTGGGTGATTGGCGGGGTGATTGGTGCCAATGTTGGGGCCGATATTGGTTCCGATATTGGTTCGGGTGTTGGTGGGGTTGTTGGTTGGTGTTTGGTGCCGTTGTGGTGGGCAATGTGGCGTTTTCGTTGGACGATGGCTTGTTTGTCGATGGGGTAGAAGGTGACGTGGAGGTCTGGGCCTTGCCATGTCCAGAGGGGTGTGGTGGCGCGGAGTTCGCGGTTGGTGAGGCGGAGGATTTGTTGGGTTTTGCGGTCTTTCCAATCGCCAGCGCCGAGGATGATGCCGGAGTTTTCTTGGCTGACGCAGTAGGCGAGGAGCATGAGCCAGGTGGAGCGCTCGGTGGGGTTGGCTCCGAGGACTTCTGGGGAGAAGAGGACTTCGATGGGGAGGTTGAGGTAGTTCACGGTGAGGAGGCCGGGGTGGGTGGTGTGGATCAGTCGCGGAGGATTTCGGTGTCTGGGTCGATGGCTGGGGGCCAGTTTTTGAGGCCGAGGTTGGGGCGGGGTGGTTGTGTGTGGGGGAGTTTGGTTTGGGTTTCTGGATCGATGCGGGGTTCGAGGTGGCGGAGGATGGGGCGGGATTCGTGGAGGTGGGGTTGTGGGGCGACGAGGACGATGCCGCCGTTGTAGTGGAAGGTGAGTTGTTCGCGTGGGCCGTGGGAGGTATCGATGCGGATGTTGGGGAGGCGGAGAATGAGTTGGATGTGGGAGAGGAGGATGGGTTGTTGGTTGATGGTGAGGTGGGGGCTGGGAAAGGGTTGGTGATTTGGGTAGAAGAGGGGGATGGTGGGGCGTTTGCGGATGCGGGGGAGGAGGTCGTCGATGGGGATGAGTTTGGCGGGGTCCGTGGGGTTTGTGTGGAGTTTGTGGGCGTAGGTAGCGCTGCGGTGGGCTGCGGTGGGCGGTGGGCCGGTCGTGGGCTTTGCGTTGGATGGTTGGATGAGGGCGAGGTCTCGGGTTTTGTTGATGTGTGCGGCGATGCTGATTTGTCCGTTGGAGGCGATGTAGTAGTCCCAGATGCGGCAGATGTGATGGTGGAGACTGTTGGGGGCGGGGTGGGTGAAATGGAGGAGGACGGCGTTGTCGATGGGGTAGGGGAATGGTTTCATGGTTGGATGGGTGCGGATCCGAGGATGGGTGGGATGTAGATGGCGGGACCGGGGGGAATGATGGGGAAGGTGGGTGCGGCGACGGAGATGGTGTGAATGATGTGCGGGCTGTGGATTTCTGGGGCTTCGAGGCGATCGAGGGGGTTGGCGGGTCCGATGGGTGTGCAGGAGGGGAGGAGGGCGAGGAGGAGGAGGTGGGGTTTCATGCGGAGCGGGGGAAGGGGATGATGCGGTCCAGGGGGCTTTGCATTGCTTCGCAGTCTTTGCGGCCGTAACCGGCGGTGGTGCGGATGTCTGTGTGGCCCATGGCTTCGGCGACTCGTTTGATGTTTTCTCCGCCGTCGAGGAGGTGAGAGCAAAAGGAATGACGGAGGCAATGGGGGGTGACTTTGCCGGCGACTCCGGCGGCTTGGGCGGCGCGTTTGACAGCGCGTTGGATGACGTCCGGGCCGATGCACCAGCGGACGATTTTGCGAGTCCGTGGATGTGGGCATGGGGCGATGGAGGGAAAGAGGAAGTGCCAGCGGGTGTCGAATTGCCACGCGGGGCATTTGACGTCGAGGCGGCCGGGGAGTTGGACGGGTTGGTTGGAGGCGATGTCGATTTCCGCGAGGGCGGTGGCGCGGGCGATTTGCTTGCGGATGGCGGGGAGGAGGATTTCCGGAATGCGGACGGTGCGGTCTTTGTCGCCTTTGCCTTCGAAGACGGTGAGGACTTTGCGGGCTAGGTCCAAATCCTTGATTCTTAGCTGGCAGGCTTCGGAGACGCGGAGGCCGCAGGCGTAGAGGAGGGAGACGGCGAGGCGGATGTTGTAGGCGGGGGTGTTTTTGAGATGCCGAAGCATGGCAAAAATCTCTTCCTGGGTGGGGGTGTAGCGGGCGCGTGAGGTCTTGCGGGCGCGGAGTGCGTTGATGTCTTTGAGGTCGATTTTGAGGATGTGGCGATAGAGGAAGAGGAGGGCGTGGAATGCCTGATTTTGAGAGATGGAGGAGTAATCGTCCCGGGCCATTTTGGAGAGGAAGATTTCCATTTTGCGCTCGGATTCGGTTGCGCCATGGGCTTCATCGGTTTTGAGAAAATCGATGTATTTGCGGATCCATACGCGGTAGGATTGTTCGGTGGTGAGGGCGAGCTTGCGGGCGGCTACGAGGTCGAATTCGGCAAGGATTTGGGATGGTTTCATGGTTTTTTTGGGGGGGATGGTTAAACCGCGGGTGTGGTTGAATCAGTGGTTAGCGAAGAAATACTCAGCGTCCTTGCCGAGCTGCTCGATGGCGTCCTCGGTGTTGTCGTCGCAGTGTCCCATGTCCTCCTCTTTTTCGTTTCCAGACGGATCGAGCGGGTAGGTGCTGAACACCCATTTTCCGGGCATTCCGTCAGTCCATCCTCCTCGAACGTATTTCCCGCCAGGGCGGATTCCGAGACCTAGACGTTTGGCTTCTTTCTGTATTCGAGCATTCATAATCGCTAACAAGTCGGTGGATTGCGACGGCGATAAGCCGTCAATTTGAATTCAGGCATCTGCACCGCCGCGCATCACCTCGGCGTTCTGTGAAGAGAATGAATCGGCCTCGCTCATGCAGAAGAGGCCGCAAGATATTTTCGGATCTGCCCCCGTTGGATCGCCTGGGGGGATGTCGTAGAGCGGCACGTCGATTTTCACGCCCTTC